ATCATTTCATCGTCGTCAGCGCTAAATAAACTAATAAGAGCTGCTCTACGAATACCGCCTGCAAGAACCGCGTCTGCAATGTGGCATACAATATCATGCACTTCAATTGATTCAAGTTTATCTCCGTCATTTTTATTTTCTAAAATACCTTTTATTTTAACTAAACATTCCATTAAAGGTTGAGGACCTGGAGCTTTACCTCCTGAAGTAATAAGTCTTGCCCCTTTAGGACGTATATCACGAAAATCAAATTCTACTTCTGAAGTACCTTTAAAATACGAAAACATTAAAGCTCGTACTGCATCCGCCCATCCTTCAATAGAATCGCTTACTAAAAATCTTTTCTTACGATTCTTATTAGATTTACGTATTTCTGGTAAATTGTCTACATGATGTTTTTGTACTGAATACCCAACACCTGTTCCTCCTAACAGCAAAAACATTACTTCAGAAAATGACCTAGGGTCATCTATAGGTAAATAACAACAATTATAAATCCTATTTGGACTTAATTCAATTGGCTTACCCGCAAATTGTAAAGAACGCATTGAAGGAAGTATTTTCCTGTCATATACTAATTTGTATACGCTTTCAATTTCATTCGATAACTGCGGATACTTTTTTAAATGCATTTCTTTATTTCTAGTAACTAATTCGTCCCAAGTTTCCCTACGTTCTAACTCTGGGTTATACTTACTGTATTTCATAAAGATGGTGATGTCGCTCAATATCTCGCTAGATAAATTCAATTCCATAATGTTTACTCCGATTAATTTTGTATTTATAAATATCGTTTAGCCCAAGGATCCACCGTTGATTTCCTTAAATTTGTTTGCTAAACTTTTACGCAAAAGTACATCTCCAGAATCCATTTCTTTTTTAGTTTCTTTACCTTGTACGCTAGTCTCTTCAAATATTTCTATTCTACCGTTACTCATATTAAGTCGGCTAGGTAATGTCAATCCGTCAGGCCCAAACCTGTTCTTAATTACATACCATCGACCCGTTCCTGCTATTTTGTCTGTAACCTTACGTGACAAAGATATTACAAAATCACCAATCATAATTTTTGCAAATGACGATGCTACTTGCTCACCCGTAATAATGTCTGACTCTGCAGAACTTCTATTTGCTTGTGATGCAGTAAATACAGGCACTTCATATTCACCAGCTAATCCGCGCAAATCTTCGTAAATATTTTCTAACTCTTGATGCAACGAATCTCTTCCTGATTTTGAATTGCTTCTTAACAAATCTGCATAATCTACAATTACAATATCTGGTTTTTTACCTTGCAATATTAGTTTATCTAAATGTGCCTTAAGAGAAGATACTGAAGCTGTCTTTGTAGGATAATACTTAATAATTAATTCGCCTTCAATCTTTTTAAGTTCATGCTCAATATCTTCAATATGATATTTTAAGTTTTGAGTTGCAATACCAGTTATAACTGCATCATATCTTTGAGATACATAAGCCTCTGTTAACTCCATTGTATAATGAACTACCCTCATTCCTTTCTTAAGAATATGAGCACCTATATTCATCATTGCAGTAGATTTACCACCGCCTGGGCCTGCAACAAATATAATTAATTCACCTTTACCAAATCCACCGCCAGCTAAATCATTTACTAATGGCCAACACGTTGGCATCGTATTTCTTACGTTATCAGTATAACGTTCTGCAATACCTGTCAAATATTCATATCCAATATCTTTATCTGCTCCTGCTTTCATTGCAGCATCAATACGCTTTTTAATTTCATCGTAATGACCTTTTTTAAGTAAGTCAACAGATTCTACAATTGCTTTTTTAATTTCTTGATTTTTACAAAACTTAAGAGATTCTTCTTTTACAAAGTCTAAATCGTCTGATTCAATATATTTGAATACTTCTTTTAAGTTATCAATAACAGATGCTTTAAGTACATCATTAGATTCAGTCTGTACTTTTATTTTAAAAACATCTAATGTAGGAATAGAACCATATTCAACAAAATATTCCTTAACAATATCTACTATCCATTGATTTGCTTGAGATTCAAAATAATCCGGGGACAGTATATCACTGACTTGCTGTAAAAATATTCTGTCTGTCAATAATGCAGATATAACTTTTATTTGAAAATTATGTCCGTATGTAGATAACTTATCGCCCATGTCTCACCTTATTTACTACTAAATATAATAAAAAAAATTTAATATGCCGCTAAATTACTAAAAGTATTTTGCAGCCAAGAATCAACGTTAGGGATAACTGTATATGCTTTGTCCAACATAAATAATTGTTTGAACCCATTTTTATCATATGTATTTATAGGCCTTCCAACCATATCCACTATCATTGTTTTAAAAGTACCGGCAATGTCTACATTATGTAATTGCATTAACCGATAATTAAGTTCCATATTATCTTTTTGTTCTAATACGGATTTATAAATAGCATACTTGCTATCTTTATTTGTTTCGCAATGCTCTAAAATTTCTTCTATATCCACCTTACGATGCTCGGTAATGAACGGAAACTTGTTGAGAAGGGTTTTATGGCCTACACCTTTTATACCTGGAATATTATCGGAATTGTCCCCAATGAAGATTTTATATAATATAAAATTTTCTGGGTGCATTCCAAATCTTTCAACCATCTCATTGCGGCCATATAATTTCTTTTCTACAGGCCTCCATACTTGAACTCTGTCATCAATAAGCTGTAAAAAGTCTTTATCGTCTGACATTATAGTTACTTTCTTGGTTTCTTCTTTAATAAAGACATCTGTAGCTAAATAACTAATAACATCATCTGCTTCAATATTATCTATTGATATAACGGTAACTGGTAAGCAGTTTAAATATTCTGCTAACCTACCGAATTGCCTTTGTAAAGATTGTATCTCTTGTTCTACTGTTTGTTCAGTATCTTCAAACCTATTAAAGCGCGTAGGTAAGCTTCGTCCTTCTTTATAACCCGAATGCATTTTTCTTCGACGGGCAGACCCTCCCTTACCGTCAAATACTATTACTACACGCGTAGGTTTAAATTGTCTTACAATTGCTCCAATAGAGCGTATAAAACCAAACGTGCCACCTATATGGTCACCGTCATCATTTACAATAGGAACAGCACTAAAGACTCGTATAAAAGAATTTAAACCGTCAACGATTAATACATCTGTATCTCGCTGACGGTTCAAATTCAATATACCCTGTTCATTTTGTAATTGCTTAAATAATTCAGAGTATTTAGATTTCATTAACTTTCTTCGCCTTCAAAATCAGTATCAACTGTTACATCGTCAATACCAAAATCTTCACCGGCCTTGTATTTTAAAATGTATTTTGCACAAAGTTCTTGATAGATATGATTTTTCAATTCTACATTGTCCATTATCTTGCTTTCAAAATCCTTTGATTGAAATTTAATTATTTCGCCCGTTTCAGTATTGGTATAAGTATACCACGCACCTGCTTGAGTTACTAAATTAAAATTCTTAAGCATTTCTAACCAAGAACCATAATCGTCAATACCAGATTCAAAATAGATATCATAATCTACCATACGCAATGGTGGACCCATTCTATTTTTAATTACTTGAGCACGTGTCTTAATTCCTAAAATTTCATCACGTCCTTCTTTAGTAACTTTAATTTGTCCAACTGACTTTAAACGTAAACGAACTGACGAGTGAAATGCAATTGCTTTACCACCTGAAGTTGTCCATTGATCTCCAAAACTTACACCCATCCTAGTACGTAATTGATTTGTAAATATCATACAAATACGTTCACGTCCAATGAAGTTAGTAATTTTACGCATCGCTTTTGAAAGAATCAAAGCCTTAGAAGTTGCATAACCATCTTTATCATAGTCAGCTGCCATTTCAATTTTAGTTGAAGCACCGGCTACTGAATCTACTACGATTGTTACTACTTTATTTTTGTCTGTCTTACGTACAGATTCAATAATTGAATCAATTGCATCAAATATATCTTCGATAGTATCCAATGGGACATAAAGCATATCTTTTAAATTAACTCCAATAGCTTGGAGAAACTCTCGCGATATTGCATTTTCCGTGTCAATATATACTGCAAGGCCACCCTTTTTCTGTGTATTAGCTAGCACATGGGCTGCCAATAACGATTTACCTGATGCTTCTAAACCCGTAATTTCTGTAATACGTCCTACAGGAAGTCCTCCGTTAGGGCGATTACTAATAGCTAAATCCAACATAGAACTACCGGTAGATATCCATTCACTTACTTCAGAAGGAGAGTCATCGTCCCCTTCCAAAAAATAAGCTACTTTATAATTACTACTTTTAAATTTCTTGTTAAGATTCGAAGCTAAAATTCCGGCCAGTTCATCTTGTAAAGACTCGATTTCTATCGATTTCTTTGCCATAAAAACTCCTTAATTACTTATTAAATAATTGATCAAATGCAGCACCGATATCATCTACACTTGAAGCTGAAGTAGAAGATGATTCAATGGATTGCTTGTTTTGTTTTTGCGAGTCAGATTTAACTTCTGTCGACTCTTGTGCCTTATCAGGATCTAACCAATCTTGAAGCATTTTCATCAAGTCATCGTAAGAAGGCTCTTTGAAGATGTCACCAATGTTAGGTTGATTCTTAAGCTTTTCCAATACTGATTTGTCTTGAGTAATAGGACTTACATTTGGCTTAACACGAATTGAAGTCTCAGGATAGTCTTTACCTGTTTGTTCTTTTGACTTAAATTCAACTGTAATGTCACGTCCATTCATTGGATCTGTAATATCACCATAATCAGGATCGGAAATAAATCCTAAAAGTTCTTGATAAACGGTTTTACCAAATCCCCAAAACTTAACTCCTTCATGTTCTTTGCCACGAACGAGAATAGGAGCATAACAACGCATAGTGGGTTCAAGTTTCTTACCCATTTTCCAATCATCTTTGTTACCAGACGATTTTAATTTTTCTGCAAATTCTACGATAGGGTCAGGGCGTCCAAAAGTAATAGGTGAAAGAACATTTTTACCACCGAAATTGTAATGAAAATAAAGTTCTAAAAACGGATTCTCTCGATTGTGCTGATAAGGAACTATCCTTACTTGCTGACTGCCTGCTTCAGGCTTCCAAAGATTATTTTGCTTGGTTGTCACATTTTGAAGCTGTGAGAGCTTTTGCTTAATAGCGTCTAAATTAATTGCCATAATTTACCTTTTTTAATTGTTAATTTATTAATTGTTACTAAATATAAGAATGTTTTTTGTAATTTACAATGTTTATTTAACATTTATTATTTGATATAATACTGTCTTTAGAAATCTCAATTCGTTATTTGATAATAATAATATGCCATTTGAATAATTGTTCCAATCTACTTTGAACTCTTTATCTAATATCCCGTTATTCTGTTGACGAATCAATTCATTTAATGAATTAATTGTATACATTGTATTAGTTTCTCTCTTTCGATGAACTAACATTGCACCAGGTAATTGTTTGCGTTGTAAACTTTTATCTATATTAAAACTGCAAATATACTCTTCATTGTCTTGTATGGATAGTATAAATATTTTTTTATATAAAACAAAGTACGTAGCTTCAATTAACCCTATAGTGTAATCTAGATTCTCCTTCATGGAAAATACACACACTAATTGACTCACGATATACCCTCATTGTAGTTAAAATAATTTTATATAAATATACAACTACTTATTCAACATCGTTATAATTTGTGCCTTTTGTTAATTTTGTTGGAAACTTATTATCCTGATGAAGTATTGATTGAATTTCGCTTATTAAATTAGTATCATATACGTCCATATCAAATAAGAAAGAGTCGTATGTATATAGTATTAACTTACATGTTTTTGTTCGTATATGCTCGTTTATCTTACTTATAATATATAGATTACGCTCTGTCTCATATATTTGAATAAGATAATTTAATAACTTGCTTGGGTTAATATCATTAAAAAATACCTTATGTAATTTTCTTCCCGCTACGGGAGATTCTAAATATCCTTCGTCTGTAAACTTTTCAAATAATAAATCCGTATACTGTTTTACTTTTTCAAAAAATTCAATTGACAAATAATCTTTAGTTATGCCTCCGTACAATAGTTTAAAACTAATTTGTTTGGATTCTTGATATTCTGCGTCTGATAACGTTTGTTTATCAAAATATAATTTACCTAAATATTCATGCACCGATATGTCTTCTGGAAATTTATAATCTATTAAATCTGCAAGTAACCTTAAGTGATAAGCATCATAATCAAATTGAACTAGAATGCCATTCTTAAATCTACTAATAAATGAAGCCCTACATCCATCTTCTTTATTTAATGCAGCATAATTGATACTATTAAATCTGTTAGAAGGACGTCCGGTTGTAGTATACATATTATATTCAGTATATACTAAATCATTTTTTGGTATAGTTGTTTCAAAATGTTTATTAAATAATTTATGATTAACATGTAATCCATTTTTTTCTATTTCATATAACTGTAAATACATCATATTATAATAGTCATATGAATTACCTGTCGTATACGTATCTTCTGAGAAATAATCTAATACATTAAAAAACGATTCACGAATCTTTTTACATTTATCATAATGCTTACTAATAGGAATAATTACATTTACCTCCGTAAGATTTTCAAACGTCCTATAAAAGAATTCGTGCGTAGGGGTATCGTATTCTTGATTTAAAATAGTATTGGAATAATACCATTGAACCAAATCAATATCAATAATGTTGTTTTTATTACAGTATTTTATTAATTTACGTTTTTCATAACAAAATATTGTCAAAGCATTGTTTAAAAAATCTTTCAAATATTGTTTTGACATTCCTTTACATTCCGAATGCTCAAAGCAAAGCATATATTCTTTTGAAGTACTTAACGAATAAACATACAATAGAGATATATCATCACAATGAATGGATTTATATGCAGGACCTTTATATATAGGAATAACAAAATGAACGGAAGATAATTCTTCTTCCGAAAAACTTTTAAAAGATAAAGCGCTGTCTATAATTTTCATCAACGCAAATTTAAGTAAATCTTAGTTAATTTCCAAATTGTTTTCGAATATTTTCTGGAGTAAGATTTGAATAAATCGAATGCTCTATATAATCTGTTAATACTTTAGATGTACCTGGAAATACTTTATCATTTAAAAATGTCAATCTTCTGTTAGTATCATATACTCCAAATTCTTTTGTATGTCCATCTATTATAATATCATGATATGGTCCCGTTAATCTCCATTGAATTGTAAATGCATTATATAAATTTTCGTCTATTCCAAATCTAGGTTTTTTCCAAGATTTATATTGCGTTTCGTCTACTTCAAAAAAGTCATTAAAAATATCAGAAAAGTTTCTTCTATAAATAAAATATCTAGTAAAACTACCTTTTCCATAATCTTTTATAGTAGGTCTATTAAATACATTAAAAGGAGTTATAACTCGTTTACTAGTAATTTCTTTTAATGAATCATATAATGCTGTATTAGGCTGTAACACTTGATCTATATACGGAATTAATTTTTTCGATTTAGGTCCATATATAGCTTCAGATAAAACATTACCGTCTAGATATTTGTGATAAAAACCTTTGTATTCTTCAAAAGTATCTGCTAACATCCATTCTTTACCAGATGTATATAAGTTAGTAATAATTTTACTTTTAGGATAATATATTTTTGGCCGCTTAATCATTTGTAATATTTTAATTTTTAACAAACTTACCTACGGTTTCATACGAAACTGTCCAGTCCCCGCCTGATACGCTATGATTTACGCTTGTAATTACAAATCCTAATTTAGTACCATTTGGTCCGGTTTTAGATACTAATGGTGCACTAACTACTTGTCCAATACGTAAGCCTCCGCCTTCGCCATCTACGCTAAAAGAAAAATTAATTGGAGCACCGAATCCCCAACTACCAGCTGCAGATCGCCCTTCCGATACTTTACCTACATTTAAATCTTTTAATGCTCGGGTATTACTTTCTGATGCTTTTGCTCCTACTGCTGCGACGGCTGCTGCATAATCTCCTGTATCTATTGTTCCTGGACCGGTGGAGCCAGCTCCCGATTCATCAGGAAATGATTGTTTCGCTTTATACGCCGTTATAACATTGTCATCTGCTTGCGCAGAAATAGTTGCACTTCTCATCCTGCTTGGTGTACCTGGATTACCCGTTGCTTTAGTTACTTCACAAATATATAAATTTTTATCGCCCGGGTCAGCAGAACAGCATAAAGCAAATGAACCCCATTTACCTAAATTGTCTGAGCATACGGTAAAAATTTTATTCATAAAATCGCCGATACTCATATGTTGGTTAGGGTTTTGTGCTACGGCTGCAGTATAATTTCCTAACGCATTTTTTGCCCATTCAGCACAAATCCATAAATCTCCTATTTTTAAATTAGCCGACGGCGAACCCGCGGGGCTACCATACTTTGCTTTTCCCCCGTAATCTGAGCCTCCGACTAATACTTCAAGTGGATTTCCTGCCAACATACCGCTTGTATTATACCCATAGTCTTGACCAGGAGCAAACAATAACTCTGCACCTGTAGCTGCTCGCAGCGCGGCACTTAACTTTTCAACAATTGATCTTACTAATATATAACCAATCATTTTAGGTTTACCTTCATCACCCCCTGAAGGCTCAGTTTCTTCTTCTGAATAGTTTGATGGGATTTCCGCGGCATGCCCGGACAGTCCACCGACGGTAATTGGACCGGGTGTTTTGGCTTCGATTGCTGCAACTGTAGCAGCACACATTGCACTTATAACGCTTGTAATTACGTATTGATTACCTGCTGCATCTGTTGCAGACCCTGATGCACTTTTAACCATTGCTGCCATTGATGTTGCGCCTAATGCTGCATTAGCCTGAAGACCTGTAATAGTAATATCCCATCCGCCTTCTGAATTTAATGAAGCTGAATATCCTATTACTACTCCACTAAATCCTCCGCCGGCGCCTTTTACTGTTTCGTCTAAAGCTGCTTGAGCAGAAGGATATGACCAACCCCATGATGCGCCTACGTTAGATACCCCTAACGTTGTCAGACCGCTGAACCCAGCTGCTTGAGCAGAACTAAAAGTTTTAACAGTTACACTGCCTTTCCATACAGACCCCCATGAATCAGGTATTGCAGATGTAGATATAGAAACTATAATAGCTTTA